AGACGAAAATGACACACAATCAAATTACTGCACTATTAAAGATCCTACAATTGAACCTTATTACATTGTAAAAGATTCATCTAACTTTACAGTAATAGAGAAAAAAATTGCTGAAAAAGGATTTAGAGGTGGTGAAGCTTCTGGTAAAGAAAGAGAAAATGTTGTAGGGTATTATACGAGCTTTAGAAATGCTCTAAATCGTATCGCAAAAGAAAAATTTCATCAAAATCAAGGTGAATACGAAACTATCCAAGAATATATTAACACTTGGAATGTAGTTAAAGAAGGAATGGAATCAATGTTAAATAAAATAGAAATATGAGAAAGTTAAATGCAAAATTTGACGCGGTTATTGTTAAGCCTCTAGAAACAGAAGAAACAATGTACGGCTCAATCGTAGTACCTGACGCAGGTAAAGATCGAAATGAACAAGGTGAAGTAATAGCAGTTGGACCTGGAAAACACACCGTAACCGGAGAATTTATCCCAACAGAAACCCAAATTGGAGAAATTGTAGTATTACCTACAATGGGATTCACAAAATTACAATTTGAAGGAGATGAATATTACATCGGTCCAGAACAACAATTATTAGCAACTATAACAGAAGACAATGAGTAAGAGAATAGAATTTGGAGCAGACGCTCGTAAAAAGTTAGTTAAAGGTATTGATACTTTAGCAGACGCAGTAGTAGCAACTTTAGGACCAAACGGTAGAAATGTTGTTTACATTGACAACGGAATGGTAGTTTCAACAAAAGATGGTGTTTCCGTTGCAAAACAAATTGCATCTTTAGAAGATCCAATTGAGGATTTGGGAGCACAAATGGTTAAACAAGCCGCTATTAAAACAGCTGACCACGCTGGAGATGGTACAACAACATCAACCTTATTAGCTCGTGAATTAGTTAAAGGTGGTTTAACAAAGTTAAACGAGGGAGCAAATGCAGTTGAAATTAAAAGAGGAATTGACGCTGGAGTAAAAGAAGTACTCGAAACACTTAAACAAAACTCAGAAAAAATTTCATCTGAAGAACAATTAGAGCAAATTGCAACCATTTCAGCAAACAATGATCCTGAAGTTGGAAAATTGATTTCCCGCGCTATGGAAAAAGTAGGACGTGAAGGTGTAGTTTACATTGAAGAATCTAAAACAGACGAAACATATCTTGAAGTTGTAGAAGGTATTCAATTTGATCGTGGTTACAAATCACCTTATTTTGTTACAAACAACAACAATATGTCAGCAACTTTAACAGATGCTTACATTATGATTGCAGATCAACGTTTCACTCAAGTAAAAGAATTACTTCCAATTTTGGAGGGATGTTCACAAAAAGGAAAATCGTTGTTGATCATTGCAGAAGATGTAGATGGAGAAGCTTTAGCTGCTCTTATTGTAAACAAGATGAGAGGTACATTAAAAGTTGTAGCTGTTAAAGCCCCTGACTTTGGTGAACGTAGAAAATTAGTTTTAGAAGATATCTCAATCTTAACAGGTGGAACTGTATTTGATAAAGATAAAGGTATGAAACTAGACAAATTCAATTGGGAATGGTTTGGTGAAGCTAAAACAGTTACAGTAACTAAAGAACAAACCACAATTATTGATGGTAAAGGTTTAGAAGATAAAATATCTGAACGTGTAGAATCACTTACATCTCAAATTGAAAATGCAAAAACACCATTTGAAATGGAAAAATTGCAAGAACGTTTATCTAAATTTGTAGGTGGAGTTGCTTTGGTTCACGTAGGTGGAAGCACAGAAACCGAAATGAAAGAAAAGAAAGACAGAGTAGATGATGCTCTACACGCTACACAATGCGCTTTAGAAGATGGAATTGTACCAGGTGGTGGCTCAGCTCTATTATATGCACGTGAAGGTATTACTCAAGCGAAAAAAGATGGAGACGATTTTAACTACGGTAAACGTTTAGTTTATAGAGCATGTGGTAAACCATTTGAAACCATTTTGAAAAATGCAGGATATGCTGAAAGTGATATGTATCCAATCAATATGAAAATTGGAGAACAAGATGGAGTTTGGAGTGGCTTTAACATCAAAACAGAAACTATCGTTAACATGAAAGAATCTGGTATTATTGATCCACATAAAGTTACAAAGAATGCATTATTAAATGCAGCATCAATTGCAGGAACAATCTTATTAACAGAATGCGTTGTAATTGACACCCCAGAAGAGAAAAAAGAAGCAGGATTTGACCCATCAATGATGGCCGGAATGATGTAATATGGAAACACAAGTAGTAGAATATAACGAACTTATCGCAACTAGACAAGCCCCTGGAGACAGGTGGCTTCTAGTTGGAGATAAAACAAATACAATTCATCCTTCACTTACGGATGCTTTGGAGGCATGGTTTGAGGTAAATCAAGAAAAAGTTGAATTTCGTTTAGCCCCTTTAGATAGCAAATTATATGCTATACGAAACGAAGAACAAGAGATCCAACCCGAGCCAGTTAGACGCTTTAACATTTATGGGGATCCGATGTAACGGGTCCCTTTTTTTAAATATTTATAATTATGAAATTTAGAGATATATTACGTGAAATAGAAGACCAAGATGGGGATGGAATGAAAAGAACCTACCTCCAATATGACTTAGCTATCCAGCCTACAGATTTACAAGCAGCAGTAGATGCTTTAAAGAATAAAGAAAATTATGGTATCTATTCTAAAAATTTAAGTGATAGATCTAATATTGAAAAAGTTTTTGGTCCTGTAAACCCAAATCAAAGAGAAGGAGTTGCTAGAAAAATGTGGATAGCTTTAGACCCTACAGCTAGAAGAGTAAAAATAAAAGACATTATTACACGTCACCCAAACTGGGATAGTGTTAAAACTAAATTAGAAATTGAAGATAATGATGAAGCTATTGATGAATTAGCTTATCTAACATTTGACCAAGCCAAAACTACAGGTATATTTGGACCTAAATCAAATTTATATTTTCCTCCCAAAACCGGAGAAAATATGAAAAATTTAGGTGGTGTAATGATTGAGGGAACACATTATGTAGTAGATGGAGATAAAATTATATTTCCACAAAAGAACAGCCCATTTAACTCTAAAGCATATTTAGAAAAAGTACTTACCACCATCATGGATAATGCCAATGTTGGATTTGAAATCGTCAATGTTGAAAAAACAGACGATACAAAACCATCAACTGTCTCACCTGAAGTTAAAACACTTAAACCAATTGAGTTTAAAGATGTAGATAATTATGTAGCGGAAGATATTAAAGATGCTTTATCTCAAAAATACCCCAACTTATCCATCTCAATATTTACATCTGAAGAATCTGATTTAACTGTTTTAAGAATTAAAGGATTTAAAAATAACAGTGAAAGAGCAGCGGTACAAAGTGAGGCTAGTAAAATGTTAACTGATTTGATGGAAAGTAAATTGAAACGTAATTTCCAAAGACGAGCAGGTATTGTAAAATAATTTAGAAAGCTTGTCTATGACAAGCTTTTTTTGTATATTAAGGTAATGAAAGAAAATACGTTATATGTAGAGCGTTTTCGCCCTACCGAACTAAAATACTATGTTGGAAACGAAAACGTTAAAGACACAATCCAAAAATACCTTGATCAAGGTGATATTCAAAACTTTATATTTTACGGCCCCGCAGGAACAGGTAAAACTACATTAGCTAAAATCATAGTTAAAAACCTAGATTGCGATTACCTTTATATAAACGCATCAGATGAAAACGGAATTGATACTATTAGAGAAAAAGTAAAGGGATTTGCTAGTGCTGCCTCTTGGAAAGGAATTAAAGTAGTAATTCTAGATGAAGCAGATTTCATTACCATTCAGGGACAAGCCGCTTTACGTAATGTAATTGAAACATTTTCCCGCTCAACACGTTTCATTTTAACTTGTAATTTTATAGAGCGAATCATTGATCCTTTACAATCCAGATGTCAGGTACTTAAAATTGTACCACCAACTAAAATGGATGTATATAACCATTTAACCTGGATATTAGCTGATCAATTAAATTTATCCTATACACCTGAAGATATTAAATCACTTATTGTAAAATATTATCCCGATATGCGTAAAATGTTAAATGTTTTACAAATGTCTGTAAAAGATGATAACATTGAATTAGATGAAACAGTTGTAACCTCAAACAGTTATATTAAAGAGGTATTAAAAGAACTAGCAGGTAAAAAAAATTGGCTTACCATTAGACAAATTATAGCAGATTCAAACGTTAAAGACTTTGAGGAACTATATCGCAACTTATTTGACTATGCTTCAAAGTACGCACCTGGAAAAGAAGGTATGGTTGCAATTATATTAAACGAGCATTTATATCAAGCAAATTTTAGAATAGATAAAGAAATTAATATAGCTTCTTGTATAGCAAAAATTATAGAGGTAATATGAAACATTTTATAAAATACAGTTTATCTTGGGTATCAAATAATTTAGCCGTACCTTTCTGGACAGTAGGTCATATACATTTGATGACATCAATTTATGCTGACATACATGAGATATTAATGTCATTGGGTATGAATTTGATAGTGGCAGCAGGATTCATACATGATTTTATAGAATATAGAAAAGAAAAAACCAATAAATAATAAAATAATTTGGCAATCTTACTATCTCTTCATATATTTATTAATATAAAAAAAAAATGAAAAAAACTAACAAGGAAACACTTAGAATGCAAATGTTGGCTGGTATCATTACTGAAAGCCAATATAAAGCTAAATTAAATGAAGATAACAATATTATTGATGTAGAACATCCAAGTGGTGATTATGTAGGATACATAAATGGTGATAAAATTACATTTCGTTCCATTTTACTAGATGATAATAATGAATATGAAGGAGAATTTGATAATTTTACCCTCCCAGATGTTTTGGATTACTTAGGCCCAGACCATTTCTTTACTCAGCTAGTTCTTAAAACAGAAGATGAGGATGGAGATGTAACTGCAGAATTTGATATAGCTGGTGATGAAATTGAAATTACGGTAAATTTGGAAGATTTTAAATCTGCCTTTCCTGAATATATTAAATAACCTTAAATAAAAACTCTCATAAAAAAGCTTGCCTACCAGCAGGCTTTTTCTTATCTTTAACAATATATAAAAACAAATAAAATGGAAAAACCACAAATGAACATTGACTTTACCAACACAACATCCGTTGAAGGATTTAATGGTGGAAAATTATTCGGACAAGCAGTTATTATCCGTAAAGTATCCAAATTTATAGTTGGATCAGAAGAAGATATGCTCATGCCTATCCCAGTATTTTACGATTTGGAAAGTAAAAAAATTCTACCAGATTCACTTCCAAAAGAAATCCGTGACGAATATAAAGATATTTCTTTAGATGTCTAAAAAACACATAAAAGATATTTGGGGGTGGTTAAATGAAATCACCCTTTATAAAACCCCTATTGAAAATATCTCAGAGGAATCGTGGGATAAATGGAACTCTTACATGGTTAATCGATACGTATCGATGGATATACGCTATATTGAATTAGCAAATTATATTCAAACTATACCTTACGATAACAAACAACAAATATATCAAATTTATAGAGAGATGATTCCAAAACAAAAAACGTTCTTGAAGTATATCAAGTCAAAAACAAAGAAACAACCTGCTACATTGATAGAGTATGTAGCAAAATATTTCGAATGCAGTTTAGGGGAAGCTGAAGAATACATTGACATACTCCGTGAAAATGGAACTAGAAAAGTTCTATACGATATGGGAATAGAAGAAAAAGAAGCAGAAAAACTATTAAAGAAATGAACAGAGAAATTAAGGTTACAGATTCAGTTGTAGATTCAATTATAGACAAATTCGTTGAAAGAGCTACTATAGGAAGAGAAAAATATGGCACAGATTTAGATAGACAAGACTTATCCTTAGAAGATTGGCTTGAACATAGCATCCAGGAAAAATTAGATGATATCCTATATATGCAGAAAGCTTTAACAGTATTGCGTGAATCAAAAACTCTATAATATTTATAATAAAAATCTAAATAAAATGAACAAAGAAACTCTTAGAATGCAAATACTAGCTGGTGTGATCACAGAAGGTCAATATAAAGCAAAATTAAAAGAAAATACAACAGCAGAAGAATTATTTCAAATGTTTAAAGATGAAGATCTATTAAATGATAGAAGATATTATGATGTTGAAGATTTCATGTGGGCTCACCCTGATTTATCTGAAGAAGAAGCAAAAAAATTAGAACAAATGCTTCAAAATCCTACTAACTTAAAAGAACAATATAAAGCAAAATTAAAAGAAAACAAAAAATCCAAATCTAAAAAATCTTTAAAAGAAAATTTCGTTGGAATGGGTGCAATTAATAATCCATTTGCAAAACGTGAAAAAACAGGATACGAAACAGCGTTTGAACATTTTCTTGGAGAAAAATATGAGTTAAAGGAGGAAATGGATGAAGTAGAAGATGCATTTAGTTCACCAAGTGATACTAATCCTGTAGCACAAGATTATTTAAAACAATTAATGGACATGTTAAACAATCAAACGGATGATATGTTTGATTTGAAAAATCTTAAATATGCTGTTGATAAATTTAGCAACATGATCAATAATGAAATTGCTAAATTTGAAGTTGAAGAAGGAAAAGAAGTAGAAGAACCACACAACTACTAATATGAATCCAAAAGACACAATCAAACTAGATGTTCCTCTGTTTATTCGTTTACTCGAATATGCTAGAGAGGATGCAAAAGACGATATGGACCTACACCGCGTAGCAGAAAATGCAATTGATTTGTCTCGTTTTGCAGGAACCTTAGGGATGATCGATTACGAAAACATAGTTGGACCTCAAGAAAACATTGAAGAAATTAAACGTTGGCAGTTAAGAGCCGGCATTATAAAGTAATTCAAAATACGGCTTAGGACCGTTTGCTAGTTATAGCAAGAGAATACTTTTATCGCTATCAAGATATTCTCAAGAAAGCTTGCCTTTGGCAGGCTTTTTTTGTATCTTTACATTATGGCTAAAAAGAAAATACCATCTGTTGTAAAAGAAGTACAAACCAAAATTAAACGTGACATAGATTGGGCAAGTGAAAAACTTATCTCATTCTCACAATTTCAAATGTACTCCGATTGTCCAAAAAAATGGTCACTACAATACAAAGAAGGACATAAACAGTTCACCTCTACCATCCATACTGTTTTTGGAACAGCACTCCATGAAACACTCCAACATTACCTAACTGTATTTTACGAGCAAAGTAGTACAGAAGCAGATAAAATTAACACATCCGAAATGTTAGAGGATGCTTTACGTGAAGAATATAAAAAACAATACAAATCAAATAACAAACAACACTTTGTTTCCCCAGAAGAACTCAGAGAATTCTATGAGGATGGAGTAGAGATGATTAGAGATTTTGCCAAAAACAAAACAAAACATTTTTCCAAACGAGGCTGGCATTTAATAGGATGTGAGATCCCCATTACATTAAACCCACACCCAAAATACCCAAATGTAGTATATCAAGGTTATTTGGACGCTGTTTTGTATCACGAACCAACAAACAAAATTTACATTATAGACTTTAAAACATCAACTTGGGGGTGGGGAGATAAAGATAAAAAGAACGAAACAAAACAATTTCAACTTTTACTCTACAAAAAATATTTTGCTGACCATTTTAATTTCCCAATTGAAAATATAAATGTAGAATTTTTTATCTTGAAACGTAAATTAAGGGAAAGTGAAGATTTTGTAATTAGACGAATCCAAAAACACCAACCATCATCTGGTAAAATTAAAATTAAAAAAGCAGAAGATGCTATATTAAAGTTTGTAGAAGAGGCATTTGATACAAATGGATTCAAAGAAGTAGAACATCAACCAAAACAAAATGAAAATTGTAAATATTGCTCATTTCATAAAACTCACCTATGTTCTGCGACTTTCTAAAACCTCCATATATTTATATATAACATTAAAATATAAAATATGAGTGAAAAAAACCAACAATTAACATCCGTAAAAATAGATAAAGATCTATTTGAGCAATTTAGAGTAGAGTGTATTAAACGTAAATTTAGCTTCCAAAAACTATCAGAGCGAGCAATTCACCTTTATTTAACAGACGAGGAATTTAGAAAAAAAGTTCACAACCACAACGACTTAAGCTTGGAAGACTAAC